AACGTTCAATCTCCTGCCGAAAAATCTTTGATCGGCGACTCACCTGTAGGGAAACAATGAACTTGGCAAGCTCTAGAACAAAAGAAATTTTTATGCAACTTCAACTTATAAGGTTGAACGTTTATAGATTTTTTACATACATCGCATTGAGTAATCATAAATACAAGGTTACAGGATGAGTGTATTTAAAACAACAACAACCTTCGGAGGTTTAAATGGACAAGGTGAAAAGTTCTAATTCATCTAAAGGCGGAATTACAATTAAAGATAATACACAGGCTAGCCCTGTTAAGTCTATTAACACTAATTCTGAGCAATATGATTTAGGAAAAATTAAAAAATACTCTGCTGGAAGCAAGGGATATCCATCACCTGCTTTACCAAACAGTATTTAAAGGAAAGTAAATTATGGTTCAGGAGACTGGAGAAACCCGCAACGCAATTATAGAAGACGATAATAAAGAGATACACGCAATTGTAGCTGCTAATAAGGATTTAATAAGTCCCTATTGGATAGTTGTTTTTGCAAAGCCGTCCAATAACAGCGTAGATGGGAAGCCAACCTTGATAAAATATATTAAAGCGTACAAGACACAGCCACTTCCAAAAGTTGGAATGATTATTGGTGAAGTTGACAACCATAAAGGAACGATCCAATGGGATGTCAATATGCCACAGAGGCCATTCGATTTTGACGCCTTAAAATTAGTAGGAGCAAAGTCCTGTAATGAAGTAGTCGTAGAAACTACCTCCATACCAGGATCTTATATAACAAAATAGTGCCGCCGACACTTGCTAAATACCTAAACCACTAGGAGCAAAAACGGGCGAGCTTAAAAGGAGCTACACGCGATGACACAAGACGATTACGTTTCGGGCGATCAAAATTTGGAAGCCGCCGTTCCACCATCAGATGAAAATATTCAAGCTCAAAATGAGCAAGTAGATATGAGTGATGCTCAACAAGAGCAAAACGTACCATTATCTGCTCTGCAATCTGAAAGAGCGAAAAGACAATCTATGGAAGATCAACTTCAAATGATAAAGGATCATCTAGCCTTAAACCAAGTGAAACAATCTCAACCTGCCCCAAAGAATGATTTTGAGGGACTGGAAGATGGTGACGTTATGACTGTAGGAGAATTTAAAAAACTCTCTGGAAGCATAACCAACCAGTTTAAGACAACGATTGAAGAAATGAAAATGGCTCAGAAAAATCCCGACTATCAAGAAGTAATCACAAAATATTTACCCGATATATTGAAAAAAAACCCAGGTCTGCAAAGCACCCTGCAAAAAACTCAGGATTATGAACTTGCATATTATTTGGCTAAAAACTCTGACACATACAAGAGCGAGAACAAGAAAAGTAAAAAATCTGCTGATGCACAACGCATAGTTGCTAATGCCAATAGGGCAGGAAATTTATCCAGTACAGGTTCTACTTCTCCAATCTCTCAAGCCAAACGATACAAGGATATGTCTGATGATGAGTTCAAACAGACTGTAGCCAGACATCTGGGATAAAAAAAACGTAGGAGTTTTTTATGACAATGACAACAACAGCGGTGCTTCCTCCCGCAGTTCGTGAGTAAACAGTACTGCCCACGTTAAATTTTCTCTGATTGACTTGGAAGCCTAAGGTGAAAGCTATGGTGACAGGGGGCAAGCGCAAGCAGCCTGAACGACTGAGTGAGAAAACTCCGCAAGGGGAAGCGACAGTCTGAACTCTACTGTAAAGGTGGAGAGGAGAGATCGAAGAATCTTTCCCGCCTCGCAAGAGGTCATATAAGTAACAGTTTTGATTACGACAGGTTATTGCTGATGACAGCATACCCAACTTTAATACACACGAAATTCGCTCAGAGACGTATTCTGCCCGAAAAAAACGGAGATACAATTGTATTTAGAAGATATTCAAAATTAGACACAGTACCTATCCCATTAGTGGATGGACGTACCCCTCCAGGTGCCCCCCTCTCTGCAACGGATATAAAGGCCCGCGTATCGTTTTATGGGAATTTTGTTACGATTACAAACCAAGTACAGCTAACAGTTGAGGACAGGGTTTTAAACGAAAGTGCAAGACTTTTATCACAAAATTTAGCTCAAACAATGGACGAGGTTACTCGTGATGTTTTAGCAAGTACAACATCTGTTATACAGTGTAGCAACGGTATTAACGGAGAGACACCAACAGAACTAACTAAATCTGATATTGACTCAGCAACTAAAACATTGCTTGGTAATGACGCAGAAATGATTTCTGAGGTAGTAACTGGTACTAATGCCTATGCAACAGCACCAGTTCGCCCAGCATTCTGGGGATATCTTGATACTGATCTTTTAGACGATTTAGAAGCAGTAGCAGGATTCCAGAACTCAAGTAACTATGCTTCACAGCAGACTGTTCTTGATTCAGAATGGGGCTCAACGGGAAATGTAAGATGGTTATACACAAGTGCAGGCTCAGTAAGTGCTGCAGCGACACCTGTATACAACAACATAATTGTTGGTAAAGAAGCGTATGCTGTAGTTCACCTAAAATCAGAAACAGGTGATTTCTTTGTAGAGCCATTAGGTTCTGGTGGATCAGTGGATCCATTACATCAGAGAGGAAGTGTGGGCTGGCAACACCCATTTGTAGCTCGTATATTGAATGATGCTTTCATGTTGAATCTTATGAGCACGCATAGTTAATTAATAATGAGAGAGTTATAAATAATTAGGGATAAAGTATAGAGTGTAGTGTCATGTTACCAGACAACGTAATTGAGGTAATATGAAAAAATGTTCTAAATGTAAAGAGGAAAAAGATTATGACAAGTTCTATAAGGATCAACGAGCTAAGGACGGATACAATAGTATCTGTAAACTTTGTCGCCTTGAAATGGATAGAAAACGTCGTGAAAATGATCCTGTGTGGACTCTTAAACGTAAAATGCAAAACTCAAAATATCATGAAGAAAATCGTGATAAAATTGCTAAACGCAAGAAATCATGGTTTTCGTCAGAAAAAGGAAGAGAAAGTCATTGCAAATCTACAAAGCAATGGAAAAAAGCAAACTCATCAAAAGTTTTGGCTCATCAAGCAATTGAAAGAGCAGTTAAACGCGGTGAGATTATTCCTAAAGAACGATGCGAGGTTTGTAATTCTAAGTTTAAGATCGAAGCTCATCACCCTGATTATAGGAAACGTCTCTCAGTTATTTGGTTATGCAAATACTGTCATGAGAAAATAACTTAAAAGGAGGTTAAATATATGACACAGATGAAAGTTTGGACATGGACTAACGATGCGACTGCGGTTGCTAGGAATGAGTCTATAGGCTTTGAAGTAAGCCAAATTACTGCTACTGACGTAACGAATGGAGCACAATGGTATTGGGATAGCTCAATGACTGCTGGTTACTTCGTATTAGTTGGTGATGGTAGTATAACAACATCTAATGGTTTCACACCATTAGCACAATCAACAGCAGTTGGAGCCTCTATTTCTGGTTTCACAAATGCTAGTCCTGGAGTTTTGACTGTCAATGAGACATCAAAATTTGGATTCGCTGCTGGCGATACAATAAAAGTAGTAGGCATAGCAGATGACCTAACAGGTGATGCTAGCTTGAACAATACGTTCACAATAGCTTCTGTAACAGCTACTACAATCACTACTACTACAGATACATCTGTAACTGGATATAGCGTCTATGTTTCAGGTGGGTATGTAACAAGAGTGAGTGACACCGATGGTGTTGCAATACCAACAGAGAACTTAGCTATTCAAGGAATTACATTTGGTACAGGAGTTGTAGGTGCAAACAATGCAGTTATGACAGCAGTGGCATTTGGACAAAATTCAGTAGTTTAAAACAACCACAAGAGCTTGGGGGACTTAGTTTCCCCCTCTCTTAAAACCGCGAGAGATATATGAGTCAATTAATGAAAGAAGTACCCACAGAAAAGCTCCAGAAGTTGCCTATTATTGGTAAGCAGCCTAAGGATGAAAAGGAAGAAAAATTCCTTCATGAAGTATGTGAATTTGAGTTTATGAACATGGAAGAGCCAGGTCTTAGTCATCGTTTCCCTTATGGAAATGCTAAACAAAACCATAACTTTACATTGTTTCATGGTGGCAAATACAAGCTACCAAGATTTATAGCACTATGGATAGAGTCACGCACTACACCTATTTGGGATTGGCGTCCTAATGGTGAAGGCGGAATGGCTAAAAAACTAATGGGTAAAAACCCAAGATTTCAAATGAGACAAGTATACGGAGAATAAAATGGCTACTTGGGACAAAGCACAGATAATGCAAAAAATAAGACAGGTTACTGGTCGATTTAGTGAAGATGATATGTCTAATGTAGAATTGGGCGATAGATTGAATAAATATTATCAATTACGGTTTCCTGCAGAAGTAAAGCTTGAACAAAAACATGTATTCTATGAGTTTCAAACAAGTGCAAATCAGGCGACTTATGCTACCCCAGACAGCACATATACTAACTTTGAGCCACCAGCAACAGTAAACAACTTATCAATGCTTTGGTACCAAGATTCAGCAAAATTTGAGAATGAGAACCCTCTTCAATATAATTTTTCAACACCTTGGACGGGTGATGGAGCAACAGTTACGTTTACCACTACAATAACTGGATTTCCAATATACCCGTCCTCTTTAACTATATCAGATAATACAGAGACATTTGAAGATACAACAACTACATATACAACATCAGATATAACACTTACTGGCACTAGTGGTGGCATAGCAACAATTAACTATAGTGATGGTACTGTATCAGTTACTTTTAATGTAGCACCTACTGATGGTCAATTAATATATTTAAATTACATTCTTTTTAATGTTGGTAGACCTGAAGCAATATTATACTTTGCCAATCAATTCCAACTCTTCCCAGTACCAGATCAAGTATACATAATAAAGATGAGATCATATCAAGTTGTATCTGCTCTTGAGAACGCCACAGACACACCAGATTTGGACGAATGGGGACCATGCCTAGCTTATGGCACCTCTCTTGGTATCTTCGCTGATTATGGCGAGAATGATGCTTATTCAGAGACCACAACATTACATAAAGAGCAGATCTCATTGATATTAACAAGAACGGAACAAGATTTACTAAACGTTAGGGCGACACCTAACTTTTAAGGAGCAAAAAAACTTTGGCATTTGATAAAACTCAGCCGCAGGGTTCAACAAAAATTAGAAATTTAGGAGACGTGATAACTCCTAATTGGGATGCTATTGAATCAGCAGATTCTACTTTTTTACCACAAGGTTTAAATTTAGCAGATAGGGATTCTATAGGAGGTCTTGCTTCTACTCCTACAGCGATAGCAGATGCTGTAATAGCATTTTCAAAACAAGATGATGCTGGCAAACCACAGTTATTCACAATAGATCCTGATTCGGTAATATCACAGCTTACAGGTAATTTATTTACTACTGCATCTCCTGGGAGATTGCTTTTACCGAATGGTTTTATGCTTATTTGGGGAACTGAGACAGCTTCTACAGCATGGATTTCAAGAACTTTTCCTACTTTTGGAGGAGTAGTTGGATTTCCTAATAATTGTTTTCATATTTCTGGTAGCGCTAACGGAAGTACTAAAATAGTTGGTTTTCAGTTAGAAAGCAAAACTAAATTTAAAACTAAATCAACAGATGTAATTTCTGCTTTCTATCTTGCAATAGGAAACTAAGAGGTTTAAAAATGACAATAGCTCCCTTTAAAACTGGCTTAGATACCGATATTGAATCTTGGATGGCACCGCCAGATTCTTTCAGTACGCTTGATAATATTCATATAAAACATGGATTTTTGCAAAAAAGAGAAGGGTTTTCTAAGTTTGGAGATTTAGTTCCAATGGCAGCAGGAATAGTTATTACAGATGTGACAAGTGCTAATCCAGGAGTTATAACAACAGCAGCTCATGGTTATACTACTGGAGACAAGGTATACATTGATTCAGTTGGTGGAATGACAGAAATTAATAATAAAATATTCACAGTCACAGAAGTATCCCCAACGACCTTTTCAATCGGAATCGATACATCAGCCTTAACAGCCTATACAGTTGGTGGAACATCAGCTTTAACAGACGATACTACCGATAGAGTAATGGGAATAACTCGTTATATTGAACCTACTGGCGAAAAAACTACAATAGCTTTCAATGAAAGACGAGCATACAGATTTAACACAGCAGTAACCCCTGGAATATTTGCTCAACTTGATGTTGCAGATATATCTAGTGGAGGAGAATACGATTATGTTTGGTCGGCTAATTGGCAATCGGGTGGAGGAACTAATAGACTTTACTTCACAAATGGGAAGACAGGAACTCCTGCGGGTGCTGCTACAGTTGATGGTATTAGGTACTATGATAGTGCGGTTAGTACTACAGCAACAACTGTTTTTAACTCAGTTTTAAGCCCTGTTGCCCCAGCGGTTCAAAGAACATTAGATGGAACGAAATTAATATTTTCAATGGGTCAACGACTTATATGTTTAAATACATTCGAATTTACAGCAGGAGCCGGAGCATCGGTAAATCACCCACAAAGAGCTAGATGGTGTGCTAAACAAAACCCTGGCAATTGGAATGATGTAGTAGCAGGCGGTGGAGGATTTACCGATGCAGCAACAGGCGATCATATCATATCAGCTAGGCAACTACAGAACCAAATAATAGTATTTTTTACTAA